GTAAATGATGGAGAATTTGTTTTTTCGGTTGTCTCATATGGTAGGTCAAGTTTTTGAAAAACTTGCGCAATGGATCGAGCTGCCCATATTTGCGTATCTACTCCAGTTTCTTTTTTTACTGATTGTAATAATTCTTTTTCTTGTGCAACTAATTGTTGCTTCAATTGGTGAGCTCCTTCTTCATCTACACGCACACCTAAAAAACGCATATCGACTAGGCAAGGAAAAAGTTCTGTCTCTAAATCAAAAATAGATTGTATATCTTGGTGCTCTATTTCTTGTTTCATTTTTTGCCATAACTGCAAAGTTAATACGGCGTCTTGTTCAGCATATTCCCCAACATACATAGCAGGCAATTTATACATTTCAGACTTAGGATCTATGCCCCAAAGTTCTGCTGTTTCCTTCAATACAGCCTCATTTTTGCCCTTTCCGACATAATCCCTACCCATAGAGCCTAAATCGTATCGAAAGCGATTCTCGTCTACGAGAGAGCCAGCAATCATGGTATCTACGATGGTTCCGTTGATTTTTAAGGCCAGAAGCTCTAATAAAACATACGTCATACATAGCATTATGAAATATCTTAGTTGCAGGGGTATTTAAGACGTCTTGAAACCACTTTAGAACCATTCTAATGTCCATATTACCACCACCTTCATGAGCTATTGGATAGTATCCAGACCAGCCTTCGACAGCAACAGCCACGCCTACTATCTTTCCTCTTCCTGTAACTGATCCCGATCCCATAAGTTTTAATTCTGGATCTTTTGTTTCTAAGTCAATTGCTATTTCAGTATGTTTAGATAAATCTGGAAATTCTTCTGGTGGTAGCCATTCAGTTTGTGGACTGAACATAGGTTTCTGTATCATTTAGTTATCCCCCATGAGTTTGATTTCTTTTTTATTTCTTCTTTCACTGGCTCAGGATAATCTCTATCAATAGCCATGTCAATGTAATGTTTAGCTTTTAATAAATCTTCCTTTTGATTTTTTTGTTTGTGGCGACACAAATATTTAATTGCGTTTCCTTCCGCAAACGGAATATTATTTCTGTTAATAAATTCTGATGGTTGAATAACCATAGATTTATAATGATCTCCACCTACTTGTTTTTTATATATTGGTTCTTTCATATTTTGTATCCTTTGTATTCTTGTTTTGGTGATATAATATGTAAATGTTCCTTGGTCCTTGTTGCGCCAACATAGAACAATCTATTTTCATCATCAGCATTTTTTTCATAAGCCTTCATTGTGTTCTCACTTAAATCAGTGAGCAACACAACGTTTTGTGATTCACCACCTTTAGCTCCATGTATAGTTGACAATGTAATTCTTGGTCCTTCATTTAATTTTTCTCCATTATTTCTCATTTTTCTTAAATAATTTACGTCTCTTCCAGGTGCATCATCAAATGCTTCAAACCAAACAGCATCTGTTTTTAATCCATAACTTTGTTTTAATGCAGCAAAGTCATAAGAGCTTTCTTTAATCATTCCTTTTAATTTATTTTTATCTACGTTTTCTTTCATATAACCATAGATTCTTTCTATTTGTTTATATGCAAGTGGTTGACCTTTACGTAAGCTTTCCCAATCAACTGCTGCGTAGTGTAATTCTTGTTCTTTTGTTTTTTTAAATTTATTTCTGTAATACAAACCATTACGATACAAAGTATCTTCTAAATCATTTAACATATATTTTGTTCTAGCTAAAATTAACCATTCTCCTTCTTTCATATTTATTTGTTCAAAGTCATCATACTTAGATAAAGAACCTTCATGTACTTTTGGTTTCCAAGATTTGTCTATTCTATTTTTAATTTTATTTATTATACCCATAGCCACGTTATGAATCTTTGCCGGTATTCTATGTGATTGTGTAAGTGGCATCATCAAACCTTTCTGTGCAATAAAAGAATCTACATCAGCGCCAGCCCATCTAAATATTGCTTGGTCATCATCACCTGCAATAAAAGAATCTTCTGTTTTATTCCATATAGTTTTAGCCATATCCCATTGCATTAAAGATAAATCTTGGGCTTCGTCTATAAATACTACATCAAACTTTGGAGACTTATCAGATTTTATAAATTCTAAAATCATGTCATTAAAATCTATAAGACTATATTCTTTTTTATATCTCTCTATTTCGTTTGCAATAATACGTAGTTTATCTCTTTCTAAATCTTGATTATGTTCTGCTAAATCAAATTGTTGTTCTGCTGTAATGTTTCTTAGTTTTGCTAAATTTATTATTCTTAAATACTCACTATCAGATGTAAATATACCACCATGATCATCTTCAAATTTTGCATAATTAACAGGAAAACCTAACTTTTCACCTAAATCTACATAATGTCTACGCTGCATTACGTTTTCTTTTTTTAATCCAAGTTTTCTAAATGCTAATGAGTGTAAAGTTCTAAAATAAGGAAGGTCATCTTCTGTAAGATTAAATTTTTTAATAGCTCTATCTCTTGCTTCGTAAGCAGCTTTTTGTGTAAATGCAAAGTACCCAACTTTATCTGGATCTGTTTCTTTAAGATAGTCATCTACTTTATTTAATAAAGTTGTAGTCTTTCCTGTACCTGGTGGTCCTAATACTATTGTTTTCATATTCCTAAATGTAGATATATCCACAATGCAGTAAACAATGTGACTGCCAATAAATCCATGGCAGCAATCAATACGGATCCTCCTGTTTTAAAGTTTTTTGATTATATTCATCTTTTTCTTATCAAATTCTTTTACCATAAATACAGAAAGTTTTTCTTTACCAATTCTTTTAGAATCACATTCACATTTTCTTTTAACATTTGTGCTGTTCTTGAATAACCTATATCCCATCTTCTTCTCATTAAAAATTGGTGATAAAATCTATCAAAAACAAAATGATGGTTTCCTTCTGATGTCCATACCCCACCTTTTTTTAAATCGTTTTTATCTGTTGATACTTGTCTGTTTAAACAAAACTCTTCTAAATGATTTTGTAATTGATCTTCCGTTCTTAAACCTTCTGCTGGTTCCGTAACTTCTGCGTTGTTTAATAATAAATTTGTAATTAACACCCAATCTTTTTCTTTTAATGTTGGTGGTCTAAACCTTAATTGTTTCATGCATGCTTCTTGAAATAAACTTTGTTGTCGTAGGTATTTAACATTTTCTAAGTATAATCTTTCTCCGTCTACATTTAGATAATAGTAAGGATCTTCCAAATCTATTACCTGGAGATCGGTTAGCCCAGGAAACATTATGTCCTGTCCTATTCCAAATTTACGTTTCCGACACAATGTTTTATCACACACACTACACATTGGTTGGTCATTACATTTATATCCCCACTCTTTTTTATCATGTTGGTTTACAATTATTTGTACTTCTGAATCAGACAATGGTTTTTCCATTGCAGTTGCATTAAATAAAATTAATTTTGACTTCCACTCCGCTGGCCATTTTTGTTTTGCATATACACCATAGTGAAACAATGCATTATTCCTACCACCTTCACCTATTTTATTTATAGATAATATTTCTATACATGGTGGTGCATCATTAAATTCTGTTACAGGTCTTTCTACTTTTATACTATCAACATCTTTTACTTTTGTAGTTTCATACAAACCAAAAAAAGCATCTATCGTAGCAGCTTCACCTGTTCTATGAAAGGCATATCTTGTTGTACTTTTACAATTAAAATATGGTAAATTTAAAAAATTTCCTGTATCATCTTGCGATTTTAATTCTGTTTGTTTCGGAAATACTTCTGAACCACCATAACCTAACACCGCTTTTATTTCTGTAAGTTTATCTTGCATAGATCTTGCTGAAACATAATTTTCTGTAAATAAAAATACATGTGCTCCACCAGATTTAGATCTAAATACTATTAATGGTAAATTTAATTTATCTATTTTTTGAATTAATTCTGAATGATTAAATCCTGCATAAGAATCTATATCTATGCAACCCCACTTACACTGATTTTTATCATTAATAGGTATTACACCTAAACTTTCTGTTCCATCTAAATGTTTTTGCCAAAGTTCATTTGTGACTGGTTCTCTTTTTACAAAAGACTGACCTTTTACTTTTGTACCGTTTCCATTTGATTGACCAATTTTAGTGACACCATGTGCACGTTCTAATCCTTCAAATATATTTTTAAATTTTTCTAACATAATTAATAAAGTGGGCGGATCCACTCTCGCTTAGCCGCCCACTACCTAGGATACGGTTAGTATGGTTGTTTAGAGTCTTGCTCTTCGTTACCATGCTTCGCCTCAATCTCACCTTTACCTACACGTTCTGCAAAATTTTTCGCAATGTCATAGACTCCTTTGTCTGTAACTGGTCCAATTTTTGCTACGTCCCATCCAAACCATGTGCCTTTGTCGTTTGACATCTGCACAGTTTTTAGACTGTAAATGTGACTATATGTTGGCGGAGTAAAAAGTCCATTTTTACCCTGCATTTTAATACCCATCATCATTGAGTTCCATTTTCTGCTGACTTTTAATTGAGTCGCCTTCATTGAAATCAACGCTGTGGTTGGGCTGCTACCTNCAAGAATTACAAAATGATCAGCAGTGTTCTCAAGATAATTACCGTTTGGTAATCTATCTTTAAAAGATTTATCCCTAGTCGTTTGACTAACGATGTCACTGTCTGCATTATGAATAGCTACAGGTGCACCAGTGCTGGTACCTCTATCTTGCCACTCAATGTATTTTCTCTTATAAAAAACTGGAATCACATTAATATGATCAAACAGTTCATTAGTAACAGTATTAATTATCTTGCCGGGTTCTGCGCCCTCGACATATTTTCCATGAGTCTTATTAACTTCTGGAGATAATTGTCCCAAAACTTTTAAGAAAGGCAACGCAAGATCNTCTTGCGATATGTTTTGAGCACCTTTGTTTGCATCAGCTTCAAAAATATTTGCTGCTAATGCTCCTTCTTTTTTTGTTGCTACTTGGTTCATGTTTATTGTTTCCTTTTTATTGTAGTCTTATTCTCGGTATATACACCGAAAATTTCCGTTGGCATTTCTTTACCCGCCTCAATACGCTCACGGACTAGCGCTTTCAGAGTCATGGGCTCAACCTTCATTTTTTGTGAAGGCTCTAACCCTTGACCCCTCGCAAGGTCGACATAGCTTGCCGCCTTGTTATCTTCGTTCTTACCAAATGATACCGAGATCTCATTTTTAATGATATCACCCAGTCCATTATTACGAAGCCAGTTATACGCCGCTTCTTTATTAGCTTCACTTATGTGTGCTTTATACGACGTTGCAACTTTCAAATGTGATCCATCTGAAAGTTTTAATTCTGATAAACCCATTTCAGTCATCATAGTTGGTATGACCTCACCTGATATGTGTTCTATTTGTTTTTTCTTTTCTTTTATTAGTCGTCTTCTTTGTATTTTGAAGTTGTTGCTGCATTCCTTCTAGTCTTTCAACTTGATCTGCAAGAGACTGAATGTTGTTCAGTTTTTTTCTATTGCATCTTGTTGATCTGCCTCAAAATCGGGCATTACTATTCTTTGTTTAATCGACATCAATTTCTCCTTTCTCATATAAATTAATTGATATAGGATAATATTTTCTTTCTTGTTTATCCCATTTTAGTAGATTGTATTTACCATTAGTAATATCAGAAACTATAGAACATGCTACACCTATCAGTGCAGGATCTCCTGTTAATAATAAATGATCTCCTTCTTTAAAATTTTTTAAACCTTTTCTTAATTTATAAATTAAAGGTCCAGGAGAAAAAATCATTTGTGAAAATTCAGGAAGTAAAAATACTAACTTACCATGATGAGTAGCACCCATAATATTTATTTTAGGTGTACCCGCTTGGCTTCCCGCAACTTCTTGTATAACGTAAACTATATTTTCTTCTTTCATGCCTTGACATATAGTGCATGATGGATTATATGTCAACCCATAGAAAGAAAAAAGATTATGAGTATAAAATATAAATTTAAAATGAAACCGTATAAGCATCAAATGACTGCTTTAGAAAAGTCATGGAATCAAGTTACGTACGCTTATTTTATGGAAATGGGTACAGGTAAAACAAAAGTGTTAATAGATAATATGTCTATGCTTTATGATAAAGGTAAAATAGATGGTGCTTTAATTGTTGCACCTAAAGGTGTTGTTAAAACTTGGTATGAACAAGAACTACCTGCACACTTACCAAAACATATAGAAAATGTGACTATATTGTGGCAACCTAATATTACTAAAAAACAACAAGAAAAATTAGAAAGTTTATTTGAAGTAGAAGAATCTTTACACATATTAGTTATGAATGTTGAAGCTTTATCTACAACTAAAGGTGTTGACTTTGCACTAAAATTTTTAAACTCTCATAGATCTTTAATGGCTATTGATGAATCTACTACAATTAAAAATCCTTCTGCTAAAAGAACTAAAAACATAATTAAACTTGCAGAAATAACTAGATACAGAAGAATTATGACAGGTTCTCCTGTTACTAAAAACCCATTAGATTTATATAGTCAATGTGAATTTTTAAGTCCTTATCTTTTAGATTTTACTTCTTATTATGCATTTAGAAATAGATATGCTGAAATGAAAACTTTGCATGTTAGGGGTAGATCAATACAAGTTGTTAAACAATTTGTTAATTTAGGTGAATTATCAGAAACATTAAAAAATTTTTCTTACAGAGTATTAAAAGAAGATTGTTTAGATTTACCTCCTAAAATATACATGAAACGTAATATAACATTAACAGCAGATCAAAGAAAAGTTTATGAAGAAATGAAAAAGCAAGCAGTAGCTCATCTTAATGGTAAAGCTTCAAGCACTATGACTGTCCTTACTCAACTCATGAGATTGCAACAAATAACTTGTGGTCATTTTGTAGCAAATGATGGCTCTACACAAGAAATAAAAAGTAATAGATTAAATGAATTAATGGACGTTCTTTATGAAATAGAAGGAAAAGCTATTATATGGGCTCATTGGCAAAAAGATATAACTAATATAATTAAAGCAGTTGTTGAAGAATATGGTCCTGAATCTATTGTTGATTATTATGGGTTAACACCACAAGAAGAAAGACAAGAAAATATACGTAAATTTCAAAATGACTCTAAATGTAGATTTATTGTAGGTACACCTCAAACTGGTGGTTATGGTATTACACTTACACAGGCTAATACTGTTATATATTTTTCTAATGGTTACGATTTAGAAAAAAGATTGCAGTCAGAAGACAGAGCGCACAGAATAGGACAAAACAAAATCGGTAACATATGTAGATATTATAGCTGAAGATACAGTTGATGAAAAAATAGTAAAAGCATTACGTAATAAAATAAATATAGCTTCTCAAGTCCTTGGGGAAGAACTTAAATCCTGGATTTAGTAGGATATACGCGCGTAGCGCGCTGAAATTTTAAAATAGTATAACAGCCACTAATATTGACAATAAGTATNAGACCTATGTGATCGTTAGGCCAAGATATTAGCAATTTAGTTTTGCTTTCAACAAAAAATTTTTTAATTTTATCTATCATTGTTATCCTTTTACTTTTCCACCTTCCCATTTCATTTCCGGCAATCCGTTTTCGTAGCTCTTGCCATCATAGGTCAGCACTTGTTTTCTGTTAGCCCCTTTTTCATTATAGCTAACATGCACCCAGCCACCTGCTGGATCATTTTGGATTGTAGAATTCTAAAATTAATTGATCAAAATCTACATTGTTTTGTAACCAATACGCTACTTGAATGTTAGGCTACACCCGCTATTTCAAAATCTACCGCCTGCCCTTTTGCATGTTGGCTGGTTTTTTTTGATCCAATCGCCTCGCAAAGCGCTTCTGAACGGTACCCTGATGTAATTGTTACAGGTTTGTCAAACTTTGCACGAACTGGTTCTAAAATTTNGTAACAAACGTTTTCTAAATTTTTTATATCACCGGCTCCTGGAGAATTATCTATTCCTTTTCGTAGTCGCGGTCATTGACTTAGTCATTTCTTCTAATTTAAAATAGTTTTGTATAGTTGCATGATTTTATTTTTATGTTGGTGAGTTAGTTAATAGCATAAAGATCATATTAGCCATACCCATAATTAACATACCCGCTGAAACTAATACAATTTTTTCTAACCTACTTATTTGGTTTTCTATTTTATTAATTTTATCATGAGTTTGCTTTTGCATAATTNTGCAAAGCTTTTCATGCTCTTCTATTTTTTGTAAAGCGTTTTTAGCCATTATACTCTTTTAGCAATTTCCTTTTCTGTCTCTGATAGTAAGGCATTCTCACTACGTGTCAAGCCCGTATTTGTATTACTTGCAAGCATTTTATTGTTAATTTTTGGTTGAGGTGTTTCAGGTAATGGTGGTGCTTGCACTTTAAAATCATTCGACAAAGGATTTAAAAGTTTGTTAACACCTTTTTTAATTACAGGAGAAAATTTTCTTAAAGTTGATTTAATAAATCCTTCATCTCTTATTGGATCACCGTTGTCATTTAAAATCATATTACCTTTTTTATCTAATACGTAATCAAATTTTTCTGGATCGTATTCATTACCTTTTTCAAAAAAATCTTTGTCTTCGTATTCATCCATAATATCTTCTAGTTCGTCTTCTGGAAAAACAAAATCTTCATTAAGTCTATATTTAAATTTGCCATACATTTTATCTAATTCATTTTCAATAGTTTCTACTTTAGTTTCAAATCTTTTTTCAGAAAATTGAACAGGAGTAAATTCACCATCCATTAATGTTTTAACTAATTTTTTACTTGCACCTGAAGCTCTCATTATATCTTCAATATCATTTTCACTTAAGTCTAAAAGTTTTAAATCTTGTATTCTAATAAACATATCTTTTTGTATTCTAAATGCTTCTTCTTGCATTTTTTCAAATGTTTTAATCATATCTCCTGGTGTATTATTTTGATAGTTGTCTACATTATAAAATTCTTCATTTTCATCAACAGCTCTTAATAATCTTCCCATTTCAGATGTAAAATATCTTAAGTCTTTTTTTACATCAATACGAATAATTCTAGTACCTGCAAACAATGCAAGCAATTCGTCTTTTAAATTTAAAGGTTTACCACCTCTAGTTAAATCTTTTCCAATAGCACCTTCAATTTTATCTGCACTTACAAATACACCTGGTTTTACACCATCTAATATGTATGCAAAAGATTTTGCAAACTTATCTCCAATACTATCTGATGCAGAATAAACTGTACCACCTTGATCTTTTTTACCGTTTCTTACAGTTACATCTAACACTCTGTCATAACCAATAGGTTCAGTTATAAATGGTGATAAGAAAGTCATTACTGGTCCATCTTCAGCAAACATAACACTCATTACATAGTCATCTGTTTGTTGTGGATTTAAATTTTGTTTATTAGCTTGGTTAATAGCTGCTTCTAATGGTGCCCATAAACTATCATATGGTGAAAAGTATGAAAAATTAATGGCCGCAGACTCTCCATCTTTCCAACCTTTAATTGCTAAAAGATTAGAGTTTTTATCCCATGGTGCAGCTGACGAACGTTTGTATGCATCCCACTGTGCATCAGTAGAATTAGTTAAGAACTGAGCAAGTTGTACTAATCCAGTTCCTGTTGCATAACTTGTTAAAAAAGCACCTTGTAATCTTCTTATACCCATCTGTCTTATTGCGGGGTTTTTACTAGAAGCTTCTTTTAATCCTATAGCCATAACATTTGTTCCTGTTCTAAGTATTTCTGCAGGAAACGATATAAAAGCACCTAGTGGTAATTTTCTTAAAGCTTGTATTGCTGGTGGTACTTTAGAATATGTTAGGATAAGTATTTCTAACTAAGTATGCAGATGCTTCATCAATAGCATCGTCAAATGTTTTTATTTGTCCTGTAATAGGATTTATAGGTACAAATTCTTCACCCATATCTTTGTACCATTGTTTCATGTCATCTAAATTTTTTACTGCTCTATGTAATTGTGATCTAGAAAATTCAAATCCAAAGTGTTTCCATAAGTTATCACCACCTGCATATAGTCTTGCAACTTTATCTGTTGGTGCCATTTTAATAAGTTTATCAAATAATTTATCTGTAGTGTTTACAGTGTTGTTTTTTATTTGATTCATAATTGCTTTTAATTCTGAAGCTACGACGTTTTCATCCCATACACCAAGTCTAACTAATTTTTCTACATAATTATTAAACTCAACATCATTTATGTTTTTCTTTCCTGCTTCAAATATATCATCTAATACAATTTTCATTGCATTTGTAACACTAGCTCTACCACCAATGTGACCATTCATTAATGCAAAGAATGCAGCTGANNTTACGTTTCTAACTTGTGTTTGTGGTGAGTATAATGTTTTACCTATTTGTACTCCAACTTTACCTTGCATAATGTGTCTGTATATTGGAATAGCTATTAAGTTATCTAACGTTCCACCTACACCTTGAAACATTTGTACATACTCTGGTGATGTAAATAATTCTGTTAAGTCCGATTTCATATGTCTACCAAACCTAGGTATTTTTCTAATCATTTCTGGATTAGCAATACCAGCACCTATTGCTTCATCAGCAGATCTAAATAACCAACCATTTTTTAAACCTGATTGTGCTATGTAATCACCAGCTCTTTTGTTAGCCATAGCTGATATCATCTCTGCAGTTGTATAACTTACAGATGCTTTTAAATTTTTTTCTGGTCCTAATAATTTTTGTATAACATCAGGTAATTCTTCTCCTGTTTTTATCATTTTTACTTTACCTAATTTTAAAATGTCAGCTATATCTTTCATTTGTTTTAACGGATTTTTTCCTTCAGCTCTTGCTGTGTGTAATACAGAATTAATCATCATCTTACCATGTTCAAAATATCTAGCATCTAAATCATTTAAAAGAGCATGTCTGTTTTCAGCTATTTCTCTTAAACTTTTATTTTTTTTAATTACATTATCTACTACCCACTTTACTGAATTGTTAAATATTTTTTCATCTGGAACATAATTTGGATTTGTAAATGTAGAAAATGATTTAACTAAATAACTTCTTACTTTATTTAATTCTATGTTAGCTATTTCGTTTGTATACTTGTCTCCGTCTTTACCTTTTGGTAAAGATTTTTGAAACTCTTTCATTATGTTTTTTATTTCTAATTTTAAATCAGCAGCTAATGGCTGTAATTCTTCTGGTAAATCATTTTTTTTAAATTGATCTCTTAAAAAACTATCTACATCATCTAAATATTTTTTTAATAATGCAGGAGAAACTACATTTGAATTGTGTTGACTTTGAAAACCTTTAGCTAATTGATATGCTTTATTATCTAAAGCCTCAAGCGTTCTATCTATTTTTCTAGCTCTACCTTTAATATACAACATTACTTGCTCGTTAACACCTTCTATATCTTTTGGTGCTTTACCATATGATCTAAACCAAGATAATATATTATCCATTCTTTTTAAAACTCTGTCTGATTTATTAGGGGATGTTACAGAACTTAATCTCCATTTTTCAAAAGGCGGTAATTGATTTATTTTTTTAAACATATTCTTACCACTAAACGTAGATACAATTGCAGGTGCTAAAGCTTTTGTTAATGCAAAATCTGTAGCATTACGAACTAGTTTAGCGGCAAAAGGAGTTACGTATTTACCTACTGGATTTACAACACCAACATCAGGTAATCTTTTACTTACATCTTTTAAAGATAGACGTGAAGAACCTCCAAGATACGATATTGGTCTAAATACAGCTGTATTAACACCTTTAGCTCCAAACCTAGCAGTTTGTTTTATAAAAGGTGCAAGTCCATATTTATATCCTAGTTGTGCAGCTTTACCTACAATTGGAAAACCACCACCAACTAACATACCTTCTTGTCCATATTTAATTTTATTTCTAAATGATGCAGCTGCTCTTTCTTTACCTGTTAATCCTTCTGTAGATTCTGGTTCAAAGAAAAAAGATTGTCTACCAGGTTCTGAAGCTAAAAAATCTGTAGCACCTACAACAGTTATACCTTCAATAGCTCTTGCTGCAATCTTGCTTATTTTTCTTGTGTTTGCACCTTTAATGCCGTTTATAATTTTATTTATTTGACCAACAGTTTTAGTTGCTCTTAATACTTTTTGTATAACACCACCGGGTATTGCAAACTGTGTCATTAATCCAACAAGATCACCTCTCCATGTTTCAGGTCTATCAGGTTTTTTGTCAGGGTCTTTCATCATTTTGTCAAATTCTTCTAAAAATTCTGTACTAAAAAAATAATCAGAACCTGTAAATAATAATTCTTTAACACCCATTTCTAAATCATAAGCACCAGAGTCTACACCTTTTGATATTTCGTCTATAATGGATATGTAATCTTTATGATCACCATCTTTTAATAAATCCATGGTATCAACTTTTTTATTATGTTTTTTAGACATGTAGCCATCTAACAATATTTTCATGTTAGGACTGCCTTTTAAAATAAATCTAGCTAAACTTTTATCTTCTTTCTGAAATGGATTAAAAGGTCTTAAATATTTTACAGGTTTTTTAGGTTCACCAATTCCTTCTAATGCTTTTAAAAATGATTTTTGAAAATCATTAAGAGTACGGTATTCACCTTCTACTGTTTTTGGTTCTGTATTGGCTGTATCTTTTTTGTATCGCTCTAAAGCAGTATCGGCCATTTTACGCCTCCGATGGTAATACTAAATTAACATTATATTTTTTGTTAAATTGATCTACGTCTTGTTGAGTTGCTATTGTTGCAAAATCTTCTAATGCTTCTGGACTAGCTGCAAGTAATTTTACAATATCATCATTTATTTCTTGTGGTAATCTAGCTCTTAATGTTGCATAATCTATTTTGTCTTCTGGTCCTTGGTCCATGGTTGCTGTTTCTTGCATCTCCATACCTGGAGCTTTCATAGTTAAAGTTTCAGTCATGGCTCCTGGCATAGAACCTTGTTGGTATCCTATTCGACCACCATCAGCATTCTCTTCTCTGTCAGGTACGTTTGCAAAAAATTCAGCATATTGTCTATACGCTTCTTTTAATAATTCAGGATCATTATCACCATCTGGATATTTTTCAATTTTTTGACCAGGATTATTAGGGTCATCTATCATTTCATTTTCTAGTCTTTTTACAATACTTTTTAATACATCTTCAGCAAATTCAGTTTGTTGCATTAATGATTTACCTACAGCATTTTCTTTAGATAAATAATCTAGTCTAGCTTGTTTTCTACTTAATTCATCTGTAACGTCTTCGCCACCATCTGCACGTTTTTTAAGTTCTATAATATCCAACATTGTTCTTTCAATATCATTAGCTATTTCTAATTTAGCATATGTTTTTCCACCACCTGTATTACCCGCAGCTTCTGCTGCAATGTCAATGTTTCCTTGTAATAATGTTTTAAATAAATCTGCTTCACCTGCTTGTTTACCTAATCTTTGTGCATCTACATCTTCATTTAAAGTTTTTAAAGGTCCTCTAGCTGCTGTTGCTGCTGTAGATAAAAATCCACCTCTTGGTGGTGTTGACATAAGATTTAAACCAAAGTCCATTAAAAATCTATTTAAGCCTTCGCCTTGTGGTCTTTGAAAATAAGGTTGGTAAGCTGATCTTATTGCTGGATCTTGTACTTGTTTAGATGTGTCTTGTAATATTTTAGCCATATCAAAATTCATACCATTTTGATAATTAACTCTTGGTGTATCTAACCCTGAAGTTATACCTTCATTGGTAGAGCCACCTCTTCTAAACATTGGTCGTCTTAATATTCTGTTCATTAGTTTAATTTTTAAATTGTACATCTACTTTAGAATAATCTACTTGTAGATATCCATTTGTTGCAATTGAAGAAGCCCATGGAACTTCTTGAGCCATTACACCTTCATAAGTTTTATCATCTCCTTTATATTTAAATGAATAAATATTTATTCCAGATGGAGATTTAGATGTTAATTTAATATCTGTTTTTAATCTTATATCAGATGCAACATTATTAGGTTCTCCTAACAAAGAGAAGTCTCTAGCACCTTGACCTAGTGCTCTAAAGATACCAGCTCCTGCTGTTCCTAATCCTACTGCTGTCTGTAACGGCGTAGGGTTTGGTATGTTAGTTGTTTGATATTGTGCAGGATAACCACCCATTAATCCAGTTACCTGACCAGCAAATCTATCCATTTGTTCTTGTGGCATGAATGCTGACATTCTATTTGCTTCTCTTGTTGCGTCTAGACCTGCTTGTGTTTGTGCCTGGTTCATTGCGCCCAACTGACCTAATGTAGAAATTCTGTCTGTTTGTAATCCAGGCACAGCACTCATCAGACCTAGCTGAGTTTTTAAATCTTGTCCTCTTTGAGCTTGTGCTTGATTGAAACCTTCTTGTAACATTCCAGCTTGTAGTAAAGCTCTATTTCTATCTGATCCTAATTGATATTCTGATTGCATAACACCTTCTCTACCGCCACCAAACGCACCTGATTGTACAGCTTGATCACTTATTTGCTGTCTATTGATTGCTGCGTTTCTATCAAACTCTGCAAGTGATGCTTCCATAACTTGCGATTGATAAGGCGACATGTATTGTTGTTGTTGCGTTGCGGACATTGGCCCAGTTAAATTTTGGGCTGCTGTTAAATATGGTTGAAAAGATCCTAGTCCTCCAGCTGTTGCTGCTGTAGTTGCTAGACCTTGTGCTTGTGTTTGTAATGCATCTAGACCTGCTACTTGTGGTGCAAGTCCTGCTAAACTATCTTGTCTAATATCAAACTGTTGACCAGCTTTTGTTCTGGCATCGAATTGTGCTTGTGATTCACCAGCTTGTTTTGTAAGTCCGGCAGTGCCTGGCGCTACTACTGGTATGGCCGTTTGGGCCGTAATCTGTGTTGCAAGATCTTTACCTATATCTTCTATAAACTGTGCGGGTAAATTTCTTACTGTTTCCGTAGCCATTACATTACTCCTTCTAATTTTTGTGATGTTTGAAACATTTCTCTAGCGCCATCTAAGCCTTGCGATTCTTCAGATACGTCACCTCCGGCTTCTAGGTTTTTCATCATGTTATACATAACTTCTGAGCCTTTGTCTATATCTCCTTCACCAGCATTTCTTACAGCTTCAGCTGTAAATACAAATTCATTTTTAGATAATCTTGCAGGTACATCATCTGCTTTTTCCATTCTACCTATTGGTACAAATCCACCATTAGCTCTATAATCTTTTTCCATTCCACCCATGTCTAACAAAGGCATAACTTCTTTAGCTACTGGTTCTGCTTTTCCACCTTTTAGCCATTAGTCTATATGGATTGCCTGATCTTTGCATAGCAAGATAAGGATCTCTTCTAATAGCAGTCTATATCTAAAACCTTCTCCTCTGTAATCTTCGTCTTCATCTTCGTCGTCAGGTTGTCCAAGTAATTTTGTTAATCCTACTGTTCCTAATCCATACAAAGCTCCTTTACCTAAACCTGTTAATCCACCAGATATATTAGCTAAACCTAATTTATTTGCAAAAGCTCCAAAAGGACTAAACGATGTACCACCAGCACCTATTTTTAAAAATGGATTAAAACTTCCTTTTCCAAAAAGACCACCTAATCCTCCCGCTGCATTAAGACCATATAATCCAGCACCTATTAACGCAGCTTTACCTACTTTACTTTTACTAATTTTTTTAAGAGTTTTTGTTACACCTTTAACAGCTTTTTTTGCTGCTTTTACAATACCACCAATTATATATCCTTGTCTTAATCCTGCAATACCACCTTCTGCCATGCCAGATAATGCTTGTGCTCTAAATTGTTCAAATGACATTGGTTCTAATCCTTGTTCTATCATTTCAAAAACATATTTTTCATATTCTTCTTCTAACATTGGATCGTTTGAAGCCATCATCATGTTTTCTTTAGGTTGTACATCACCTTGTAATCTTAATTCTGGTGCGCCAGCTTGTAATGATGTATCTCCACCACCCATAAAGTTAGCTCTTCCGCCTTGTGCTAAACCTAACGCTGCTTTTAATTCAGGATCTGCATCTACTAAAGAACTTGTTGTAGTTGTTAATTTTTCATAATTTTCTGCGTGTTTTGGATCTAATACAGTTTCTACTGTTTCTTGAGTAACTCCATCTTCATCATCTCCGAAGTTTATAAAATCAAAAAATTTTTCTTTCATACTTTTTTCTGGAACTACTATTTTTTTAGGTGTGACTACTACCGGTGTAACATTTCCGCTATCTCCTGATCCTCCTCCGCCTCCGCCATTTCCACCTGTAAAAGGATTATCATCTCTAACACCTCCAGTTGAACTTGTTCCTGGTGAAATATTTTCACCTGATGTAAATTGTGCTCCACCCATATTAAATCCTGTTCTAACTATTCCACCTTTATTCATAAGTCTCCATGGTGTTGCTGACTCTTCTTCAACAACAGGTTCTACTGGTGCAGCTGATCTAATTCCTGCAAAACAATACGCAGGTGGGTTAGGTCCTTTACATGGATCTTCTGGTCCATCTCCACCTTCAGGTTGAGGAGGTCCTTTTAAATATTCTTGATACCCTTCTCCTAAAACTTCTTTAACTGAATCATCCCATAAATCATTATATGATATTGTATCTGTTCCCATAGTCATTGGATCATCATCTGAAAATTTTGTGTGTGTAGAAAGATCTACACCTTTTTCTACCGCATTTATTTTTTCTAAATCAGACATAACTGATTCATATTCATTAGGATCTTCTGTTTTTAAATTTTCTAAATAATTTTTTCTTTGCATTGTATTATTCCATTGACCAAATGCTGAATATTTTGCTTTATTACCAAGATAATTCATTACTGCTGGAGCTATGCCATAAAATTTATTTCCACCACTTGTATTATATTTTGTTTTCTTTGGTTTTTTTTCTGGAACTATAACTTTTGGTTGGTCGTATTTTCGAACAACATTTTGTCCTCCACTACCTGTTCCTTGATAAGCACCACCTTCAAATTGAGACCTAGTCAGACCACTACCTTCTGATGACGTACCTTTAAGACTAGACTCTGTATAGTTATCAAACTCAGGATAAGCTGGTATACCTTCTTTAGTCATTACTTCTCGACCACCTAATGTCATTAATTTTTCAGCTTCATTTGGTGTAATGTAAGCCAACATATGGTCTTGACCTTTTATCTTTTTATTTTTTTGTATAATTTGTTTAGCTTGTTGTGAATTTGTTATAGCCATTATTCGTCCTTGTCAGATGATGCGCCTAAAGCTGGTATCTTTGCAACTTTAATTTTTACAGATCTTAAAATATCTTCTTTTACAGTATCTGTATCTGGATTATTAATATCGTCTTCTGCTTCTTTATCAGAATTATATTCTTGATTTGTTTTTGTATTCTTTAAAGTTATTTCTGCTTCACACTTAACGACAGGTACTTCTTTGCCATCAACTTTTATATATTCTACAGATCCTTCTTCTATAAATGCCATATATTAATCTCTATTTATTTGTAACACAGAAACAACCATATGTAACCTATTTCCTGTGGCTGCTTGTGCTTTTAAAATTTCGTTTTCTTGTATTATAAGGGGTTGTGTCAATAACTCAATAGTTGTATTTGCTGCAACTGCTTTTGTTTTAAACAAGTTAAATACAGATGCTCCTGCTGTAAGGGTAACAGATATACTGTCAGCATTACCAGAATCATCTGATACTAATATTGATTTAATAATACTAGTTGTAGCTGCTGGACCTGTATAAACAACAGTATTTGTTGTATCTGTAAAATCTATTTTTGCGTTTGTATATATATTAGCCACTTAAAAACCAAGAGATTCTCTCTTGCTCCTGTTTTAGCTCATCTAAAAATGTAGAGTTTAATTGTTCTTTCATTAAACCTAGAGCTCTATTAATTTGTTTTTGGTTAGATACATCATATTCTTGTTTTGGTTCTGGTATTCTTATATTTATCTTTGTCATTATCTACGCCCATCTGCTTGTACATCAACTCTAAAAGTTCCAAATCTCCACGACTCACTAGATGCATCATTTTCTATTTTAAAACTACAGAACCTACCACGTGCTCTTGTATCTTTTTTAGTAGTACTAGATGTTATAGTAAAAGGACTATAAGTACTATTAGTAGTTGATTGTTGAGGATATCTTTTTAATCCAATAGTTACTTTTGCATTTCCTTGTAATACTTTAAAATCTGGTACAAACCTTCGTAGTGCTAAAAATACTTCTCCAGCAACTTTAGGTCCTGAAGATTTACCTTGTGCATCTCTTTGTCTTTGTTCTAAATCAAAATCAAATGATTGTATAAAAGAAGAAACAGCAGTTGTAGTACCATTAGGATTAACTTGATCTGTTCCTACTTCGTGTTCAAAATATGTAGTTTGTCCTAAACCAGTTTGTCCAACCACCGCAGGAAATGTGCCGGTAGCTGTTGAGTTGTATTTAGTTGCATAAGGGTTTGGATATATAGTTGCATCTATCCAACTTGTTCTAGCTTCTGTTCCTGTGTACCATACACCTCCAGGTACACCAGCAGACTCACCAAAATTAAATACAACATATTTATCATTAAAGTCAGACGTTGAACTTGGATAGCTCCAAGTAATTTCTGTATATAAATTATTTAAACCTGCTGAAACTTGTTGTCCTTTTGTAGTATCAAAATTATCAAATACATTATCTTCAACAGTACAAGATAA